TTTGTAATAACGATGTTTTGTCCAGCGACAAGAGTTGGGTTGTAAGAAGCATCAATAAGTTGAAATAGAGTATCTTGTGTAAGAAGATCACCGTTTTCAAATAATTGCTTTAACTGATATTTTGGAAGTATTGGCATTATACCTTTCTTATTTTATTTTGTTGTCATTAAATCTAAAAAATTATCAAATGATAGTAGTTTTATCTTTTTCTTTTTCTTTGGTTCTGGATTATCGCCGCTACCTACTTTTTGTGTTGCAAAAGAATCAGCAGAACCAGGATTACCTGGTAATTCAACAGAACCCATACTCTGCACATTCATATTAGGATTAAGTGTTACTGTTTCCTCAACATGATCAGGTAGGTCCGTTTCTTTTGTCTTTGCATAATCACGTAGAGTTTTTTCTGGTAATTTAGACAGGTCTCTAACCTCATCGGTTACTTCAGATGCAGCAAGCTCTCCTCTCTTATATTGAAGAGCGAGAGCAAAAAGTCTACGTTGTGNTTTACTTTNAGCAGGCATTATTTTATATTATCTTTAAACCATCTATCAATCCAACCTTTAAGTTCTTTCTGTGCAGGTTTGATATCNCTAGGTTCGGTCATAGGACCATTTTTCCATTGTTTCCAAAGTTCAGCAATTTTGCCTAATGCATTTGAAAGCTCAGGTAAATTCATTACCTCGATGTATTCTTCGTTAACTAAAGATTCGTTTACAGGCAATTCTTTTTTAACATCTGCCTTTAAGTAACCTTTTTTGATAATTGAATCAATTCCTCTTACTAAAGGTAATTTAGTATCGTTTGGTTCATATTCATATTTGTTTTTTACAAAATTTAATTCTCCATCAACGATTACATAAGTACTATCTACCAAAATATTTTCTATATCTTTAGCTTCTGTTACTTTAGATTCGTTAATAAATTCATTAATTGATCTTAGGTTTTTCATAGTTTTATTTTCTTTTATTGGCATTAGTGTATCTTGCAAAGTTTTATAAAAAGAGTGAATACTTTTAGGTGTCATTCTTTTATATGTTGTTTCATCGTCTTTAATCAGAGCATCACGAACTTTAGAGGCTGAAACATCATCATCTGTTCTGAATATTTCAAAACCAGTAAACTCTGGATCAACCCCAAGATCTTCACGGTATTCTGGTTTATTTATCATGCTGTCATAAGCTTTCTTTCTGTCTGTACCATAACCCCACATCATAGGTTCGTATGCTGGTCTAGCCGCAGCAAAAAGAGTATCAATGGATCCGTTAGGAACTACAAAAGCAGCCTCAAGAAAAGGATACTGTTTTGTCATTGCAGAAAACATTGCTTGTTGAAGATCTTCATCAAAAGGTCTCTTTTCTGGATCAGGCTTACCGCCTCTTACTAAATATACTACAACAGGATATCCGTTCTTTTTGTACATTTGTTCAAATACCTTAACGTGCCCTAAAGTAAAAGGTTGAAAACGGCCAACAAATATATTCACAGGCTTTTTTCCTTTATCTTTGTATGGAACATTAAGGGCTTCATTCAAGGAACGAGTTGCAGTCTTTAATCTTTGACCATACGGTGAAAGCGAATATGTTTTAATACCAGCCTGATCTTCACTTATATTGAACAGAGATTGATTTCTGCCTAACCATCTTTTATTTGCATTTACCTCAGAAAGAATTCTTTTCAATTCTTCTTCTGTTAGATGCCCATCAGAAATTGCATCAAAAATAGCGTTACGTACTTTGGCTGAAGTAGAAGCAAGTGTAGCTGGATAATTCTCAGTATATCTCCTCTTAACAACAACCTTTTTTTCCGTTAAGTAATCATTTATGCCTAATAGGTTTTTCATCAGTATTCTTTTTTTATTTATTTCTCAATTTTTATTCCAATATTCGCATTAAACGGATTAGGTATACTACCCTTCTGTTCAAATAAGAAACTTGCTTTCTTGAACGGTACCGTCTTAAATGTAAATGTACCTCTTTTAATGTTTACATCCAAATAAATCTGTTTAACATCGGTAACCATTTGTGAATATTTTGTAAGTTGATCTCTATACCTAGAATTTAACACCTTTGTTACTTCAACCATAAGAGGGTAAAAAATTGGTCCGATTTTCTTTTTCATTGACATATAGCCTTTAGTATAATCATCTAACATTTTTTGGCCCCATGAGAAACCTGATTTACTCCACAATGTTGATAGTACATTCTTAAATTCATCAATGTTTTCATGTAATGTATCAAAGTATTTAACAACTGCATCCTCCGTCATTTGGTTAGGCTGTAAATTGGCCACCGATGAAAGATACCAATAACCAGAATTTGCCTTATCGGCAATATTAATGCTACATAGATTCATGACATTATTATATATGTCACTTCTTGACAATTTAGGAGGACTAACCCAAGGCTTAATTACATTATTTAAAAAGTCCATTTCCGGTACTGTATCAAATGATAAATTACCCTGATCATATACGGAATAGATTTTTTGAATAATTGTATCGCCACTAGGTGTTCCACCACCTCCTGCTTTTGATGATATACTATATTCATCAAAATAGAAGTCAACTAATCTTTCATTGGAAGCTGTTGGGTATCTTAATCCTGCACCAGGATCAGATAAAATATTAAACAACATAAACCCACCTAATACTTCACCATAATCATTAGAAAAATTGCTTATTGATATTTGGTCTATGTCATTAAATAACTCATCGGTTATGTCGTATGTTATCTGAGTTTTATTTGAAGTTGAATAAAATTCAAAATCGGTAAAAGTTCCACCGTTTTTTGAATCTGACATAACTTCTCTTGTTGACTGAAGTATAAAGTTTTTATAATTGTCAGGATAGTTTGTAGTTTTTACAAAAGATTCAACCGCAGAAAATAGAGATGCTGAATTTTTATACTTAGATAATGGTAAACCCATTGCATCTGGTGTTAATGCTTTCTTTCCAATAACTGCAGCAATACCGGTTTGTTTTGATACTTTATACTTATTTGTAATTACAAAATAATCACCTTTCTTATATGTCTGTCCTAATGTATCTGTTGTAGGATTTACAAATGTTATTTTATATGCAGCATAATCGCCTGATATAACTCCAACCGGAATCATTTCTATAAAATAATCAGATTTTTTAATGGATGCCATCTTTAAGATGAAGTTCTCAATATCTGCTTCGGCTTTACCATCATTAGATCCAAAGTTTGCTCTTAATACTTCATTAGTGTCGCCTGTTCTAGATGAAGGATTTACCCAGTCCTTTGTCTTTGAGTATTTTTCATATGAAGAAGACCAAAAAGATTCAATGTTCTTTTTAGTTAGTTTAGATTCGTTAATTACCAGTCTTCCTAAGTTTATAAAATTATTGTAGTTAAGAACCTTTTCTTCAAACACTAGCTCATCTGCGGTTTGATATGATTCATTAGTTTCTTTAAGATTAAGATAATCACTAAATGTTTTAAACTCATCGTTTACTTCAGCTGAGGTTAAATCTTCTATCTTATCAATCAATAAATTAAAATCATTAACAACTGAGGGTGTTAAAACATTTCCTGTTTTTTCAGGGTTTCTCTTTTTACGAAGCGATCCTAACATAATCTTAAAAAGATCCTGCATTCTTTCATTATCCTTTAATAAATTTCTAGTGGTTTCGCTTGGGATAAGATCTATATTTAATTTGAATTCGTCGCCTTTTGCAAAGTCAGCTTTTTCAATTTCAATATTCTTTAAGTCTGAACCTCTTCTCATTACATAATCATTAAAGATATTTGAAATTAATTCAATATACCTTTCATCTGAAGATGAACTTAAAATTTCATTTTTCTTTAATCCTCGTTCTTCAATAAATGCTAATATATCAAGAAGAAGAATTTCATTAATATCAGCAGGAACTCGTCTAGGATCAACAGGTTCCTTATCTTTCATTAATGATACAGTATATGGATCAATCATCTTTGCAGAAAACGATTGAGTTGTGCCAGGTTTGTAAAACTTAAATACAATAGAATCAATAGGTTTTGTTAAATCAGATTGCAACATAGTAGCATGAGCAGACGGATTTAAAACACTAATGATGTAAGATGCAAATGAAGTAGTTTTAAATAGTTCTGCATGATCTTCTCTTGGGGTAGAAATAAAATCACGAATCTTTTGTTTTTGATCATCTGTCAAATAACCTTTAAAGATAGGTAACAGAGGTGTAACATTCAGTTCATTTGCCCAGTCATTAATTACACGAGGATCCTCAATGATCTTTCCAATTTTACCATTAGGTGATTTTATCTGAATGTGAGTTAACACTAGATTGTTTTTTGGCAGGTTATCATAATAGATTACACCAGGCTCATTATGAACAAAATATTGAAAACAGAATTTCCAATTGTCTGGAATTGATTTCATAATTCCAGCGGTTGCCTTTTTAATATAAGATATCGCATCCTCATAATATACCATAAGAGTACGGTCTACGAGGTTTATAGTTTTATCATTAGATTTGTAGAACTTAATATTATTGCCATCCTTTTCAAATGAAAAAGAAGACCCTGATAACTTTTCAGTAACTACGATATAGTTCTTAAAAAGATCATCAACGAATTGTTGTCCAACTTCTCTGTAAATGTTGCTTAGTTCTTTCATTTATCTTTTTGTATTATCAATTTATATATTCTAGCTGCGGATAGGTTAATAAAAAAAAGGGTGAGATAGCTCACCCTATTCATATTCATTGTAACATACAATATTATTATTGTATATAAAGATAAAGTTGTTCTAGTATAAGATTATGTAGCCTGGTCTCCGTACCAGGTATCGTATTCATCTTGAAGATTATCTTCCATATTTAATGATACCTAATAATTGATTAAGAGCAGCAAATGTTCCTGTCAATTTATAAAGTTTACCATTATATCGGAATACAATTCCTTCGGTTGGATAAATTGAATCGATGCCACCAATTCTATTTAAACGATCAAGTTCGGCTTCAACCTTTTTAATTTCAGCTTCTCCGCCTGTTTGTTTTATCTTATCTGCCTCAGCTGACAAATAAGCTCTTAATCGTTGCGCTTCTGCAGATGGATTAGCAGCAACAAAATTACTTGCATTTTTAAGAATCACTGATCCTAGTTCTAAGAATAGATCTTCAAAAGGTCTGATGTTTTCTTTAAACCTTTTCTTAACATCTTCTTTATCAAACTTCTTAATTTTGTCAGATTCTTCTTTACCAATTAATTTTTCCAATGCTCTCATATCTAGACTTTTCTTGTCATCATATGCCCATCTTTTTAATAAGCCTTCTTTTACATCTTGATCTAAAGCAGGAAATTCTTTATCAATTAGTTCTCTCCACCACATTTCATGATAACGAGAAACCTCATCACCATCAGTTAGACTATATCTATTTTGAAGGTCAGTAACCTTCTTCATAAACTTATCACGGTTTGCGGTAAAGTCTAAATCTTGTTGTAATTGAATTATTCTAGGTGGAATAATTTGAAAAGTTTTTCCTAAATCTGCTTTAAGCTTAGATAGGATAGCTGGAATTTCTTTAGCAGGTTTGCTATCAGTTCCTAGTACATTACCAGTGCCGTCTGTTCTTGTAATATTATGAAATTGAATAACATCAGTATCATAATTAATAACATTAGGATTTCTTGAATAGATTAACTCCATGTTCATAAAATTCTTACCGTTATCAAAAATTTCATCCTGCGTCTTTTTAGGTAACTTTATTAATAAGTCAGCTAAGTCTTGTGCAGCAAATTGAAAAGTATCTCTAACAGATGTACTTGGGTGATCTTGAAATTTTTGTTTAAAATCAGAAAGAGTCATCGGTGTAATACTTTCACCTTTATTCCTTGCGAATTTAACTTGCCCATCTTGTATAGTTGCCCATACATTTTGACCATCAGTTTTTTCAGTAGGATCTTCTTCAAAGTTTAATTGTCCACGAAGACCAGCATCAACGATTTTTTTAAAATCACCAAAGGTTAAATCCTTATCATCAAAAGGATGACTCATGTGGCCAGATGCTCCGCCTTCTAAAACTAATGGCTGGCTTTTATCGGCCAGCCATTGTTCATAAAGTTTTAAATACTTCATTATGTATGTTATGTTTTACTTATCTAATCCAGATTGTAATGCTCCAACCATTGCGCCGTAGTCGCCTTTATATTTTGAAATTAATCCGTCAGCAGTTTCTCCAGCTTTAGTTTCATCAAATTTATCACCAAATGCCTTTTTCAAAACAGTCATTGCGTATTCTTTAAAATCAGCATCCGATTTAATTTCTGCTTCGTTTAAAGATTCTTTAACTACAACTTTACCTTGAGTATCTGCTTCATCTTTTGAAGTTTTAGGATCTTCAGTAATTTCTTGGTCTTTAGTTACAAGCTCTTCGCCTTCTTCTTCTTTCTTTTCTTCAGGCTTACCCATTTTTACAGTATCATCTGCAATCTTTGCAGCGGTTTTAGAACCGTCACCCGCAGCAATCGGCAATGAAATACTATCTGCGCTTGATTCTTGATCTTTTAATTCAGGACCTTTGTCGGCATATGCCTCAGATACAAATTTGCTAAAAGATTTAACACCTGATCCTGTTGATTTCATTTTACTAGATTCTTCAACTTCGATAGAATCAGCTACAGGAACTGCGTTATCTTCTTCATCTTCGTCGTCTCTGTAACTAACGTTCTTATTAACAGTTGTAGTCTCTTCTTGAATAAAATCTTCGAATGTCATAATTCTACGAGTAGCTTTAGGAGTAGTTTTAGATTCTTCTTCTACTTCTTCTTCTTCCTCTTCGTCTTCTTTGTTATCAGCATCATTATCGCTAGGACCTCCTGCATCATCAGCATCTGGTTCTGTATGAGGCTCAGCTTCAGTTGAATCAGCTGCAGTATCATCTACTTCTACTTCTACTTCTACTTCAGCTTTATCAGCTTTATCATCGCTTTTTGTAGCTTCAGCATCCGTAGCTTCATCTTCATCAGATTCTTCTTCGGTTTCTTCTCCATCAGTTTCTTCTTCAGCAACTTCTTCAGGTTTATCACCAACTGGTACGCTAGGTTCTTTATCACCCATTTTATCTACCAAAGATTTAGGTTCACCCTTTTTCTTGATTTCATCTTCGATATCTTCAGCGTCATCTTCGCTAATATCGTGTTTTGGATTTACTTCTTTTAGTAATGCTTCTAATTTAGCTAAAAGATTCTTTTCTCTTTTTAACTCGTGAATATCCTTAAACCCCATTCCTTTGATAAGTTCATCTAAGGCTTTTGAATCTAATGACTCCAATATAGATTTAGGTTGATTCATTTCGGTTGAAAACTTTTTAATAGGCTTCATTGTATACTTATTTTTTTAATGTTTTTTTATATATCCATCTTCATACAAAAAGATATTTCAAGTTAGAACCGTATGTTCTGTACTTCAAATGGAAATTTCTCTTCTTTATAGATTTTACGGCGTTCCATGCCATGACGGTAAATATAGTTTAACCAGTCGTGGTCGTCTATTTTATATCTAAAATCATCAATAAAGTCATATATTTTAACGACATCTTTATTTGAATGTAGTCTTAATCCACGACCAATTGATTGTCTAATAATAACCTCAGATTTAAATGACTCAGTAAAAAATACATTATGTATGTTTTTAATAGAAATACCAGTTGAAAAAGTACCGTATGATGCTACAATAATAACATCATCATTCTTTTCCATCCTAGCTTTAAATTCTTCACGGATATCTGCATTAACAGAACCATCTACATAATAAACCTTTTTATCCGTAATTTCCTTAAGTCTTTTATATAGCTTTTCCCCGTATGCAATTTTATGAAATAGTACTAGTGAGTTTGATGTAGATTTTTTAACCACATTACATACAAAATCTAGTCTCCTTTCATTTTCATTAATAAAGTTTTGTTCTAATGAAAATAATTTTTGACGATCTTGCGGGCTTTTAGAAAGAAACGAAAAGGCTTCTTTTTGAGCATCGGTTGCATAATCCATGTGGATTTGTAAAACCTTACATTTAGCAATATGACCTTCGTCTTGTAAGTAGTTTGCCTTAATTTGTGTAACAAGAGGACCCATGGCTGACATAAGGCTAAGACGACTAACCGTACCTCTTTTTGGTATTGTTCCACTTAATCCGAAACGATAATCGCAATGCCAACATTTATCCATAATTGTTTGGATTGATGTTGCTTTTGCTTTATGAGTTTCATCTACAAATACTGCATCAAATTGACTAAAGTATTCTTCATCATATTTCACAAGTGATTGATATGTACCAATAACAATATTTGAGCTAGGTCTAAGTTTAACACCTGCATATATTTGTTGAATTCTTATAGGTACTCTACTTTTATTGTATTGTTCAAAATCACCAGATGCCTGTACAACAAGGCTGACGTTAGGAACAATCATAAGTATCTTTTTCTTACCTAATTGTTCTAACATATAAGCTACAACCATAAATGATATAAGTGTCTTACCTGCAGATGTGGCCAATTCGGCTAAACATCTACGGTATCTTAAAATCTTATATGCTGCATCTACCTGATAATCACGTGGCTTTATATCGGAATTTTTAAAAAAATCAGAAACCCAGGTATTAAATGTTTCAACAGTTAATGCCGAATCAAAAATATTAGTTATGCCATTTAATGTGAAAGGTAAATCATATTCTTTACATATATCAATAACTTCCTTCCACAGACCAGCAGGTACTTTATTACCTTTAATGAAAGTAATACTACCGTCCCATACCTTCTTTTTTACAAGTGGATGAAACCGCCAACCTTCTATCTTTTTAGTTAGGCTACTTTTTAGCTGTTCATATTCCAATTCGGTACATGAATCTATTACTAAATATTTCTTATTTTCTGATAGAGATAATTCCATTATATTTGTTCTTCATCAAGTCTTATGCGATTTCTTATAGCAAATGCTAGATTATCAAGAGTCTTAATACACTCATAATAATAATCAACGTGTGATTGTAACATATCAATCTGTGTTCTTAATGAAGACAGATCTGCTTTTATAAATTGATGTTTTTCGCCGCTTGTTAATTTAACATCATAGTTTAAAGTATATTCTCGGTACTGTGACCGGTAATATCTTTCCCATGTACCATTTCTTTTATAGATCATGGTTTTAAAATCAGTAACCTTATCCAATAGAATTTGTCTATATGATAACATACTTACTTGACAATCGGATAATTCATTCATATTTTTTATTTTATGAACAATATCGTTTATCTTATCTTTCCAGTCTACTCTATCTTTTGATAGTCTAGATTCCAATTCATCATTGGCTTGTTTGGTTTGTGTATCGTCGAATGCCATTTTAAAAAATACCGTTATCGTTCTTTTTATTCATTACCTTTACCTTAGGCTGAAATTTTTTCTTAGGTTGAGTTACCTTAATTTCAGTCTTTTCATATTGTGGAGATATCTTAGAAAAGGATGTAAAAAGTTTAATGTTCTTTTTACTATCCTCAAAGTCTTCAAAGAAATCTTCTAGTTGTTCATTCACAAAATATTCAAATGTTTTTAAACCACTCATATAAAAATAAGATCTAAATGGTTATTTGTAAAATATTTATCAATGCTCTTCAAGCAGCCTGTTCTATGTTCATATTCATATTTAACCAAGTCATTAAGATCCTTAATCTTTTTTGTTGGTATGTTATAATCCTTTAGAAACTTATCCCATAAGAAAACAGTTTGTCCTTCTTTAAGTTTTTCAATCATTCTGGATTTTCCTTCAATGTCATTATCAAAAAAATACCGAGCTGTTGGAATTTCATTAAAATCCACAATTTGTTTTTTTACACCAGTTAGACCTATTGAGTTTGTCATAAACATTGCATCAATAGGACCTTCAAATATTGTAAAATCACGACTTAAGTCAGCTGTTAAGATTCCAAATAACATTGAAATTTTATTCAGATTGTCCATCTCTTCCTCTGATAATTCCAAAGGCTTCTTTAACCTATCATAAATTCGTTGAATATTCCAAGTTTTGTATTTAGGACCAGTTCCGTCCAAGTCTCTAGTTTGAAAACCAACAACCTTTCCATCTGTGGTTAAATTAAAAACATACAATTCCTTTCGTCTAGGATCGTATGCAAATTGATTTAACTTATGTTGGAGTAAACGGCTCTTAAGATAAGGGTATGCTCTATATGTTAAAGAATTAATAGGATAAATGTTAAACCCTAATGCTAACTCATCGAAGGTTAGCGCGAGTTCATTTATTTTATCAAACAGATAAAAATCTAAAGATTCTCCATAAGATATATTTTTCTTATTTTCCTTAATGTAATTTAATACCTCAACTCTATCTTCACCTTCGAAGTTTTGATTAAAGTCTTTTAAGAATACATCTAAAGAAACGTGAGCAGAACAATTATAACAATGTACATATAGATCGTTCCAATAAAGATTACCTCTCTTTTTACGAGGGCTAGTGGTTGAATCACCACAGTAAGGACATGCAAAATTTAATCGGTCTCTACCTTCTAAAATTTGCTTTTTTTCTGGATGAGAATGGCTATGATGAAGGACTCGGACTACCTTATCGATAATCCGAGTCTTCATCTCAGAAGAAATAATTACTTCTGTTGCCATATTATTAAAGGTCTAAACCATTAATGAAATCATCAAAGTCATCTCCGCCTTCAGATTCTGTTTGCGGTTCTTCAGTCATCTCTTCAGATTCAAAATCTTCATTAACCGATTCAGCCTTAGGTGCAGGTTTAGCGGCAGCCTTAGGAGCAGCTTTAGGAGCAGATCCTGTAAGAGTACCAACAGATGTACCTGGTGAATTAAATTGAGCAAGAACATTCATAATTTTGTTTCTCTGCTCGTCGTTCCATGACTTATAGTCAAAGTTACCTAAATCCGGTGCATCTTTCAAATAATCAAGAATCATTTTACGACCTTCATTAGTATCAGTTACAGATTCTCCTTTGATAGTCATAGCAGATTTTGAACCTTGGAACTTACAAGAATCATAGTTAGGATAACCACCTTTCTTTGAGATTACCAATTCGAAGTTCTTACCTTCAAACGGATCAAAGATTTGAGTTGGTTCATCAAATTGTGGATTTAACTCCTCGTCGATTTTTGCCTTAATTTTGTAACCAAATTTGATTACTTTGATTTGACCTTCAAGATCACGATTTTGTGGATCTTTAACGATTTGTACCAATGCATAGAATACTTCTCTACGCTTTAATCCTTCTGACATTTTTTTGTCAACAGCAGATTCGCTGTTACGAAGTTTAAAGAATAGATCCTGTACTGGACATTTCTCTCCAACTGTTGAAGGTGAATCTGCGTAAAAGCCATTACCTTCACGGTCTTCTAACCAATAAACAAATTTACGTACGTAAGGTTTGCGAGGATTTTTAATATTAGGAAGAAACCTAATTAACGAACGGTAAGTACCGTCTTGCCCTTGATCGGGTCTTGGTGAATACAGGTCTGAACCACCTGAGCTTTGTCTGTCTCCAGTGTCAAGGTCATTGACGCTTACACTGAAAATGTCGAATTCATTTGCCATTTTAATTGTGCCTTTTTTTTAGTTTAACTTTTATTTATTAATTAAAAGCATAACTAAGCATTGCCTATTTACGTGCCCGGGATTGCCAATAAAAACTTTGCCTCGTTAATGCCAATTTAAAGGTCCTAATAAATTAGTTCCTTTGTTAATTATATATTCACAGTGTGACTTAGTTTCAGACGATTTCAATATTTTTATCTTCAACTATTGCAAGTATGTCATTCTCCCTGATACTAAATATCTTTTCGCCGTCAAGTTCAAATTCTGTACCAGCAAGATCATGAAAAAGAACTCGGCTACCTACTTGGTAGTCAGAATCTTCCACTTCGGATCCAACCGATATGATGGTACCTGAATACGGTGGAGCATATTGACCTTCTAGTTTTGGGACATAGATTAATCCAATTTTTTCTGGATATTCATCTTTTTTAAGAAATATTCTATTTTTTATTGCCTTTATCATAAAACTCTGAAACTAAGTTAAAATATCTATATATAATATTTATCTGATTGATTGAAAGAATAGTATTTAATTACTAGCATGAATATGGTTAAGTAAAATGTAATGTTTCAATATGATCATTTCTTATTTGATAGTGTTTACTATGAAATAGCTATCAATCATATCATCTATGGGTTTTGGAATCTTTTCACTAAAGTCTTTATCCTTACACCAATTCCACAATTTTGTTTTCCTTAGATGTTCATCGTTTAAGACATCATCCTGAAAAGCTTTAGCCATGAAATGTTTATTTGCATTTCCTTTCCCTGCTAACTTTTTAACATGTGAAGGTTGTACAATATAAATGTTGTTTGCTCTATATGCATTTAACAATAAGCTTCTTAAAAACGTGTTGTATTGTATAATGTCAATAAATGAGTTTCCGGTTGATCCATATGAAAATCCTTCCAGTGCGACATTGACACTTGATGTACCATACATAGCTACTAAATAGTTGACGATTAACTCTGCTATGGTTTTTCCATCTATGAGTTTTTCTCTTTGGTTCTCAAGAAAATCCTTAGAGCCAACCTTTCTATTGTAAGGCATTGCTATTATTGTACTGTTATCAGAAAGATCACGATGTACTTCAAATGCTTTAGGAATCTTTTTTGATTCCCAGTCTCTATCACCGAAGTTAAAAAATGAAATAAATCGATAAGTACCGTCATGTTTCTTTATACAGACAGCTGGACTATTTAAGGAAAAGTCAATCCCAATATGTATCATCAAATGAATATTTAGAGTCTCTTACCTAATACCGCACCTAGTGCAGCACCAACTAATCGACTTGTTAGCAAATCATAAAGAGCGCCTTTTTCAATGCCAAGAACTTTAGCTAAGGCACTACCAACAGCCTTTCCTAATGCAAATCCAGTAAGACCACCTAAAATTGATCCTAATATACCTTCATTAACAATTTCTTCAACAACGGCATCTAAATCTTTACCGTTTTTGTGTTCCTCCATTATTCGTTCTACCGCCTGATCAATCGCAACTTGTTGTTCGTCTGTTAACTCTGATTCGTTTAACAGGTTTTGAATATTTAATGCATCATTTGAATTCTCAGTAAGAAAATCTTTGAATGTTTTCATTATGTCTTTATTTTAATTATATATTAGACTAGATTTACGGCTATATTCAAATTGTTATAAACAAAGTTAATATCAAATGTTTGAAATTCAATCGTATTACTTGAAAAGTTAAGATCAAGAGAACCTATACCACTCATTATCATATCCTTTAACTGAACTGTAACTAGAGAGTATCCTTCGCTGTCAATCATTTCTATTCCTACACCTTCAGGTAAAAATGGTTGTTTACCGCTTAGTCTATAATAATGTTCAAATACTTCAACGGCCATCCAATAGTTAACCCACCCATCAAATGCTTGCATAGTAACAGTTAATGATCTATCAAAAAGTTCTTGTCTTGGCAAAGAAGATCTAAAATTACGAGTATTACCAGGAAAGTCATTTTGTTCAACTGGTGTAAATGTAGGACCAGGTAAATTAATAGACTGTATGCTATAATTAAAGAAGTCAATCGGTTCCTTAATTAAACTACCAGGCATTCTATTAAAATAGTTTCTATACTTATCAGCTATCGCTAGCGGTATAAAGTTTCTAGGAAACGAAAACCTGAACTGATTATTTCTTGCACTTAATAACATATTATCTTATACCGTTTATTCCACTTATTCCACTAATACCCGATGTAACTAAATTAACACCAGGAATGTTTGATCTTAATTGCTTAACTGCTTGTGTAAAGAATGCTTGTTTTTTGGACTTTGTTTGATCTGCTAACTCTACTTGGTTAATAGATCTAATTTGCTGTCTTGCTAATTTTGCATCTTCCTCTGCTTTTTGAGAATCCTTAGCTTCTTGTAATAATCTCTCAGCTTCTGTTGATGATATCTTTTCAGATAGTACACCAATCTCGTTTGATAGATTTTGGTTACTTTGTTTTAAACTTTCAATTACAGCGGTTTGCTCGGCTATTAAATTATCCTTTTGACCTATGTCTTGATTAAGTCTATCAACGGTAACTTGTAATTCAGCCAATTGCTTAGAATATTCCAGTCTTGCATCTTCCAATTGTTGTGTTAAAGAAACCTTAGCAGATTCTTCAAATGATAAAAATGTACCAGTATAAATAACAGACTCATCAGAACTACCGTCCGGATCTACCATCATAGTTGATATGTAAAAGTTTCTATTATCTAATGCTAATATCTTTTGTGATTCATTTTTACCTATTTTAAAAAGTACCTGACCAGAAGACATGTCAATATCTTGTACATTAGTATAATTAGGAATTCTTATTTCATCATTCTTACCAATGAATACCATGTAAATAGTACCAACATTGCTTAAATCAATTGGAGAATCAACTCCATCTATTTCATCATATAGTGTAAATATAAAATAGTCATCAAATGGAGATATTCTGATAGACCCTTCGCCTTGTGGTTTAGGACCTTCATTAACTGACAGATTTTTAAACTTCTTATAAAACTCAGCTTCAGGTTTGCTTAATGGTATGTCTGTAAGTATCTCCATCTTATTCTGTTATATTTTGAATTTTAGCAGGTGATATTGCAGCTTTTACATTAACTCTATCTCTAAATGAAGTTACATATTTTGTTTTTACTACAAGTTGACCTGCAATTTGTTCAGATGTTTGACCGCTACGGTTAACTGAAGATCCTGTTGAAACTACGATGTTTCTACCGTCCTTAGGATCTATTTGATTTACCACAGTTGCAACTGTAGGAACTACTCCTAAATTGATCTTCATTAATCTTCTACCATATTTCTTTACATCAAAAGAAGTTAGTCTTGCGTTTTTAATGATTTGTGTATTATCGTTTCTATTGTAAAGTCTTAGTACATAATTAATTGCAAACGATACCGCAATTGAACTATTAAGTACAATAGGTCTATATAAAATAGGTTCGTCAAAATCAGTAGTCTGAGATACTATCTGATTACTAGTTTGAATGAATGTTGTATCTATTTGTTCACTTAACGTGATTTCATGAAATACTACATAGTTGCCACCGCTTGAATTAAGTTGAGCTATAAAGTTGGATAGTGATGAACCATTCACCAGACCAGTTAATTCAAAATAATCACCAGCCGCAGATTCAACTACACTTGCATACAGATTATCATAAATGTCTCTATTAGGAATAGAGGTAGCATTAATCTCTTTTATTTCATAAAAGTCATATCCGTTTGTAACCGTGGTATTTAATATACCTAATGCTCTAATAGTTAAGTAAGGTGTACCTATGAATCCTTGTCCTTGCGTTAACTTATATGCTAAAGTATTTGAATTACTGGTAGTAAAACCAGCATTCATATAATAAAGTGCAGGTATTCTCCACTCAATATAAGTTGAGTATAGCTTATCCGCAATTAACAAAGGATCTGGGTTAAGAACTGGTGTATCGGTCTTTAAGAAATTAATTGAAGCCAATACGATATCTTTACCATCTCTTCTTGGTGCAGTTATGTCAAAAATAATACCATCAAAATTCTGAAACGAAAACCCTGCTACAAAATGGATTTTGACCTTATCATATTCAATATTAACATTAGGTGAAAATGTTTGTAATAGATTAGATGATGGAGTTAAGTTAGGATCAAAGTCGTTATATGGTGTTCCTACACTAGTATTCAAGTAAACATAATTACTCTTAGCTGCATTAATAGGAACAGCCGAGATATCCCTATAGTTACCCATAGTGGCAGCAACCGTATCTGTATTAAACATATAAGATCCGCCTGTATAGTTATCCCTCATTATCTCGATTGGATAACCTGCGGTGTTAAACACAGTTGGGCTAGCCTGGTTGGTATATACATACTCAACTAAGATACCTTCTGATAGTTGTATAAACTTTGATGATTCCATTCAATCTATTTATTTACCATTGTAAAAACTTAGGTGTATAGTTTAAGCCTATACCAACATACGGAGATATACCGTTTCCGGTAAAACCCATACCTAATTGTAAACCTAGTCCTAACGATTTTCTGCTCTGTCGTTGTAGGTCTCTAAAACCTGAACTGCTTTGATCAATCATAATACCTTGAGCACTATTAAACTTTGTACCAGGATAGTCGGTTGATAAATTAACAAATACTTCTTTGGTCTTTTTATCTCTTAAGATAGATGCAGTTAAAAATATATTTTGTTCTAGATCAATAGTAGCATCGCCAAATGTAGCTTTACCATCTGTAAATGAGTAAGGTACTGTTGTTTTGATTTTTCTTGAACTTTTACCCCAAGAAGCTTCAGATGCTATAACTGCAGCCGAATTAAAATTACCTATCACTGTGTCAATTGATGCAACTGGAATTTCTACCAATTTCTCAACAATTTTAGTTTCATATTTGATAACTGTTACAGGTGGTCTGTTCTTTTCAAATTCAACCATTTCCTTTGCCTCATCTAAGGTTAAAGTAAGGGCTCTAATTTCAGCGGCCGAGTTACCATTCTTATCTACATAATTTCTAATGGTATCTTGAGATGCCTTAAGATTATTACTGATACGAGTAGTTTCCCATTCAGCCTTTCTTGTTTGTTCGCATTGTCTAAATAAAAGTAATGCAAGAACTACTAAGACTATCATTGTTAATAATCTACCGTTCTTTGGATTAAATAAAAATGATAGGATGTTTTTTAAAATCATTGTTCTTCTTGATATATTTGTAATAGTTTAAAAGGTGTTACTTCAGAAGATCCGTACTTTTCAATAAGTCTTCCCATAAACCTTTCCTCCTTCTGTTTAAGAGTGTCCAATTCATCAAAGAGATCATCTCTCTTCTTTGCCAAACTCTCTATACTTTTTTGCATAAGATCTATAGACGTTTCAATTTCTTTATAACGATCTACAAATTCTTTAAGTTCTTTTCTTTCTTCTTTATTCATATAAATTGTATTAAGTAAATGATCTTGATTGACGATTTAACATTCTGCCAGTTGTTATTGCACCATCACGTTGTACGCCATTTACAACCATCCAGCCTCGTCGAGTAGTATAAGTATTAAAGGAACCTGTTTGAACTGCCGTAGTATAAGTTCTCCCAACCCACATTAATTCAACATAAGTTTCACCGCCTATGTACGGTATACCAGTACCAACATCTGTTGCTCGGGCATCTGCTATGTCATATACACCACCAGTCCAATCATCTGCCGCTAGTGTAATTATACANGGTCCACCTAAAGATGGCCATGCATATGAAGCAGGTGGTGAACCAAATTGTATCATGGTAGGCGCAACCACTAAGTGTATATTTAATCTCTGTCCCTGATAATCACCATCGGGTATAATAATTCTAAATGAATCATGTGCAATATTAAGAGTACTAGGAGTCTGCGCGCCATCCCACCCAACAAAAATATCTAAAAATGAACTATCCATAAAAGTAGAAGGAATTACATAATCAGTACCTGATGTTATTCCTGCGGTTAAAGGATTTATTGTTAAAAACTTAGGTACATACTGCATACGATTCCAAACTTCCGTAGTATCCTCCTTTGCGTGGAATCGCGTCTGCGTACCGTTACCCATACTTGCACGATCCCTACCAACTAATCTATATCCTACACTATTAGCAGGCATAGCCGACGCAGTATTCTCAACAGTATGACCAACAAAACCTGCAGCCCCACTAGTATTTCTAATATCAGTTGACGCAGTGTAAAGTCTCAAATATTCTTTAACGTTTCCTATTCCACCATCCGCACGAAACGCGTCCAATACCAAATCTCTACCGGTATTACCTATGCTTCCACCTTGTATATAAATTGGAGACTGTGATAGGGTAAGTCCAGTAAACCCTTTGATAACACTAATGCTTCTATGACTAGATACCACTGGAGTTCCTATACTATCTCTTGTCCAAACAACATTACCAAATATCTTAGTTCCACCTAGTGTAATAGATGAATTTTCTAATCGTAATTCATGCGAACCGCCAGTACTATTCATAATAATAATAGGTGATACGTTAGCAATAACCGGCGAATATAATTGTATCGCAGTAACTGCTGTGATTACAGTTAGATTGTCAGATGTTAAACCTATGTTATGACCGGCTGCTGTTCCTATGTTAATCGGTCCAGATACGCCACTTATATTTACTGCGTTTGATAATAATGTTATAGCATTACCTGCAGAATGTCTTAATCTAATTTCAGTAGAACTGGTTAGATTAACACTACCAGCCTCAAGTACTATGGTACCAGTTCTAGTCGTTGTTGGAGAGACTGTGATATTTCCACCTAATTCAAACAACGCAGTTGAAGATGGGAATGTAGTTGAAACTGAAAGCTTTGCAGGACTTGATGAATTGCTCGTATTTATGGTTAACGTAACATCAGAAATTTCATTAACCAATCCACTTGGTACAGAATCAGTTCCTGAAATAATGTTAATCTGTTTACCTGCATACATCTGTATTCCTCGTCGTATTACGTTTAGATTTAATCCTATTAGATCACCTAAACCTGCAGGTGAGGTTGCTGCTTTAGGTACATTAATGTTTAACGCATCATCAATACCTAATGAAATATTAGATAGATTATTTAATGATGATTGCTCATATTTTTCACCAGCAATATCGCCACCGCCCATAAATCTAATTGCAGATGAAGATGAATCCTTTTGATGTACAAGAACAGATACTAAACTTGAATCAAGTTGTACTGCCATTGTATTAGGAATTTGGAATGCACTACTATAAGTGATTCCTGCTGGCGGCGTTGATGTTGATCCAACACCACCTAATAAAACAGTTGAAACACCTTGGTTGGTTAATTGATTAGCGCCACCACTTACGCCAGATGGCATAGGAACAGGAAATGCGACATTATCATTACTAAGAGATGTTGGTGGATTGACTCCATTGTAACCTCCTATATAATCAAACCCAATGTTAGAACCAGAAGGACCAGTAGGTCCTATTAAGTTAACTGAACTCTGTACCCAAATGGTTCCATTATATTGCCATACTTGTCCATTGCTTTGTAGAAAATAATCATCTTCTTCAATTCCTGCTATAATTAATGTATTAGGATCAGCACTACCATTGTACCAAGTAGCTCCCTTAATCCCACGTCCTCCTGCAGGACCGGTTGGACCTGGTATACCAGCTGGGCCTACTGGGCCACCGCCATTCAGCAACAGCTGATCAAAATTAAAATTAATTTTATCTACTGCTTGTGAAAGCGTATCAGATGCAAGAAGGTCTTGTATTACGATAGGCATGCTTTAATTTTTTATTTTTTAACTATAGTTACACTGAATCCATAGGAATCAGAGAACCCAGTCCTTTTGTTATATATTAGCCTTAAATCAAATAGGTTTGTATTAAGTGTCTTTGTTGATATATTTTGATCAATCTTTAATCCCGCTGATGCTTTTTCTACATTAGTTAATTCTGCTGTAGTATAATCAGGAGCCTTTTTATCTCTGCTCTGTTTTACATAAAAATTAACAGATCCTATTTTGTATAGACTTAATACATTCTGTTCAATGTAACTACTAACGTCATCATCTAATGTGGTAATATTACCAAACCCAAAATTAACATTAACATATTTTTCAAATGAAGTTTTTACAAAATCAAATAAGTATTCAGTTAATCTTTTTTGTATAAGAAGATAAAACTCAGTATATGATGTAGTTTCATTATACATAAAGTTACCATCAATTAAACTTGGATCTTTAATAGCATCATTAGATAAAGGTGAAGGACTAAATGTTTCCAACGTTATTTGCTGAGGAACTTTTAAATACTTAGACCCAAAGAAAGATTTTTTCTCTAACATTGACCTTGTACCAATAACTGATTGAATCTTTGTTTTATCTATACTCTTAATAAAATAGCCAGGTTCCCAGTTTGAAGAAAACACNTAATAATCTCTATAGTCAATNCCTACTTCATTAATAAGAGGGTANAGACTTAAGAATGCGCTATCNGATGATAACTCTAATACCGTTGATGGATCTTCCTGATTAACTTTATGATAAAAATAATTTTTAAGAATACCAAAGTTTATGTGATTACTATAAAACTGTGTATTCTGATATCTACATAATGTAAATACTTTAAATTTATAAACCTCATCATTAATAGGATTACCTGTACTTGTTGATCCACTACCTCCGGTAATACCAGTATTTCCAGTATTTCCTCCTGTGTAATATCCTTGACTAAAATCTATATTTGCATAAGGGTCTCTAAAAAATATAATATCGTTAGCAAGAGGCTTATACCAACCAGAATGTCTAGCAATAGGATTTATTCTAGGTTTTGTCTGTAAAGACAAGTCATAACCTATAATATCAGATAAGTTAAATATTGTAGGTTTATTAGGATCAGGTAGTATTCCAATATAGGTTGACTTTAAAATATCATCCTGTGCTCTTAATTGAATTGCAAAAGTTTGCGCCAAACTACCATCAGGATTTAAAACACGATTACCATTAGTGTCTATTGTTTCATATATGATTGTTGGATCACCTTCATTAATAGCATTAAAGATATTTGCAAAGCTAATATTATCTAATGTGTTTGTGTACCCATTATAACCACCACCTTTAATTATATATGTAGCACTCTTTAATTCAATTGAACTTGGCGCTGGTGCAGGTAGAGTAAATGGAAAGCCATTTTTTGTTATTGTAGAAGCATATAATTGGTTTGATGAAATGATTCTGCTAATACCGCTAATAAGATAAGTATCCGGTCCAACCGTAAATTCTATAGAATTATATTGCCCATCATTTCCAATCGTAACATCGGTTAAAAATGAAGTAGGATTTCCTGATATATCAGATACACCTTGGATTAACCATTGATTTGCTTGAACAGACCACAATGACAATAAAAAACTTATAGACCCTTGCATAATAGAGTCTTCATATTGTATTGGTACTATCGGGCTACAATCAGAACCCGTTTGCAATGCGCTCTGTATTGAATATAATGATGTTCTATCAATTGAATTACCGCTTGGATTTAGACAGTCACTTTCAAATGATATAAAGATTAGCATTACTATAGTCTTCCATTTATCATTCTTAATGATCTTAATTTCATTTCTAGGCTTACCTACTGCGTTAGGTACCACCATCGTAGAGAAACGATAATCATTAAATTTACCATCAGTTACGTATGAAAGCTTACCGGCATTAAAGTTAGGTTTTTCTTCACCCGATGTTTTTGTTTTTGCAATGATTCTAACACCTCGTAAAAAAGCCTCTGCAAAATTTTGTTTATTACCACCGCTAAATCTACCGAATCTAGTTTGTCTATCTATTAAATGAATGTTTCCATTAACATTAAATCTATCAGCAATAAAATAATCATTAAATTCATTTTTATCAACTCTTTGAAATGTACCAGGTATAAAGACACTTCCTGTAATTGAATTTGCTTCAATATTATCAACAGGTACTTTATCAAAGTAACTCCAAGAATCTTCTATTGCATCAGAATTAAAATATGAAGGAAATTCACATAGATAATACCACTCATGGCTAAATCCTTCAGGTGATCTTCCTGTATTCCATTTTGATGGTGCAAAATTATTTGTACCAAAAGCTAAACTAAGATTAAGACGATAAGGATTATTTCTTGTATCAGTGCCGCCATCATACCAAGCCCACTTATTAATATATGGAGTTGTTCTTGAAGCAACTGCCTGTTCTTTTAAGAAGTTTTCCTCTAGTCTTTGATATTCCGATGTGATGTCAATATCAAATGATACATCAGGATCTGCGTCCTTAAGAAGACCTATCAAATTTGAAAAGCCACCTGCATCATAAAATCCTCTAATGTCTGGCCAATCACTAACGCCAAAATAGTCATCAACGCTACCTGTTAAATTACCAGTAGACGGTGGAATAAATTGGTTATAATAATAGTCTTCATAATTAAGCTCTCCTAATTTACTATATGTTTCACTATAAAAATCAAAATCAAAATCCTTTATTGGATAAATTGAAAATCTACCAAAGGACGGAGAAAAATCAGAGTATAATGCAATTTGACCAGATCGTGTTACATCAAGCTGATTTCCATTTACTGCTATGACAACATATTTATCTATATTACGATATCCAGTTTGTGTCCCATTCCCACTTATTACAGGCTCATCAAGATAAGGTACCCAATCAGATATAGTTACAAACCCGCCCTTTGTATTAACATAGTCTCCTTTTATAAATCTATCTTGATCTCCGGGCTCAACTAAGAGTAATGAATTTTCTAAATCGGTACCGCCAACAAAGTATGCAGTTGTAGTTAACGTGTTAGTAACTGGATAGGTTACTAAAGATTCGTCTAGTTCTGGATATTCATCCCAATTTAAACCAAGTCTTAAACGATTAAATCTAGTACCAGTAAATCTTGATTGTAAGTAAACTGTAGATTCATTTATAGTAGGATTAAAGAAACGAGTTTCTTCGCTAATTCCAAATTGAATTGCTTTACATATAGCAGAGGCAATTTCCTTTGTAGTACCCTTAGGATTAAAAAAGCTTTCAAAAGAAGTACCAGGACCAGCTGTCAATGATTCATTTGCACTAACCTGACCTATCTGATTTAAACCATCATAAAATGTAATCTTTGAACCATTTGGAAATTCACCAATGACATTAATGTACGCAGTGGCCTTACCCTTCCTATTTAAAATCTGAGCATTTGCAAATGTATCAGGTTCATCAAATCCGGTTAATTGAGATATATCAATCTTAGTATCAAATATTCTTATTTGGTTTTCGCCCCAAAAAGAACCTTTCTTAATTGTATGAAACTGGTCATTTTTATCCTTTATGTAAAAGATAGATTCAACTTCATTAACTCTAGCCGGCGTTGGTATACCAGTAACCGTATTAATTGATGAACTATCCAGATAAACTATTACACCATTAGTATTCTTAATTTCAAGCGGTTTGTTTAAAAACTGTGATACCTCAGTTATTGTTTTAATTTTAGGCAATTGTGTTTTTTCAACATTACCATAAAAACCTTCTCCTGATATTTTAAATGTACCTTCAGTTACCTCATCTACATATAAACCAAAGTAACGGTTAATTGAGTATTCATCTGCATTAACATCAGAAAACAAAAATTCAAGATTAATTAGGTTTGCTAAAATAATACCGTTTCTTTGAAACCCCTGTGTAAAGAAATATTCATCTTGTAAAATAGTTGAATCCTTTGTAACTAAATCTGTATAAGAATAACTGCCACCTGAAGTAAACCCGCCTTTAGTGTAAGAAATACCATTCCATAAAACAGGATCGTCTGATCGCCATGTCATTGTAAGTGGCGCTTTAGGAAATGCATCCTGATTAAAATATCTTCTAATATAGCCACCTAGTTTAGATGTTTCTCTTAAATCAAAGGTTTTAACGGCCGTACAATTTTGTAAAACAAACTGTGAAAACTTTTCTGCAGTTTGCGCAGCAGTCTCTCCATCGTTTTGTGAAAACGCATTGACATTATTTACAGAAGAAGGATCGTTTAATCTATATACCACAAAGTATTTTGGTATTTGGCTATTTAACCAAAGAGGAGCAAGAATACCTAAGTCTTCCGTATATACTTCAGATGAAAGAGATCTTGCACCAGCCGCATAAAACATTTCATACTGATTACCGTATGATGATAGGACAGAAGTATCTTGGAATTCTTGAAAAGCTTCGTATGCTATGTCAGTAGGTACAGTTCCGTTTTTAAAAAACTTATATACATCCTGATCATATGTTGAAGTGCCATCAATTTTAAATGCCTTAAATGATGAAGATGACAGAATATTATTTGCACTAAACGACTCAAGGTAAAGATCGTTACCATTATAGATAAGCTTTACATTCGCTGTTAGCTTAGGGTTAGTACGTACAAGACTGTATGATGCTTTATCAAGTATTGGCTCGGCCATTTAAGTTTCACTTTTTTTATTTATTCACCATTCCTGGCTAATAAATCAAAGGCCTATAGGAAATGATAGTCAATAGTTATTGAATAATGAAATCACCACTGTCGTTTGAAATAAAGTTTCTTCCAGTATTTTGTACCTTATTAACCTTAGTCTCTGTAATACTTGGTCTTAGATTACTTACAACCTTTTCAAGATCGCCCAGCCCTTTAGTTACCGTAGCCGCAGGGAATACATCAATATTAAGATTGTCTGATTTGTACTTAGCAAAAAATTCAACATCATATTGGGCTACTGTACCACCGCTTGGCCAAATATCAAAACCGATTTTCTTAGCATAAGTTAAATTGGTAACAGCCCCTGTTGAATTACCTGCAACATTACCAATACCACCGGATGAACCGCTACCTACACCGTAATAATCTGTCATTCTATATTGGAAAACAATTGGAATGTTTATAGCATTAGCGCTACCAAATTGTACGATCTTACTAGACTGAATTGAATCACCGTCCGTTTGAATAACTCTATGATCATCGGCTGACATAAATAGATATGAACCACAACTATTTTTTCCTAATTGATATTGATCAAATGTTTCAAAAGAAGTTTTAACATTTCTTGAATAATTTACAAATCCTGGTGTTATTGGATTACTCAATACTGGGATAAACATTAATGATGGACTTGCCTGTAATGTTTGACCACTATTAAAGTTTATCGGTGTACTTGATAAAACAGTTAGTAATGCCGGGTTTTCATTTAAGTAAATAGATTGCTGTTTACCTTTTGGTTGATCTGAGAATAGTGGAATAAACTTAGATTGTCTAAACATTAATCTAGCAGTACCATTACCTGACGGCGCAGTACAATCGATTGGGGCTACTAATGTAGTCGGCAATGTTGAAGTATCACCAGTTAAAGCAATGTAAGCTGCACGATATGCAGTATATGACGTTACCCATGGATGTGTAATATGTATCTCTATTGACTGATCACCTTGTGGTAAATCGTAGCTAGGCGACGTTGTTGGTAACCCAGCTGCATCAAAACCTCCACCCCAAATAAACTCACCGGCTGTAGCCACTGAAGAAAAGTTATCTTTTAGGAAAAAGTTTTCGCATGTGTCTAAGTTAAACGTGTAATCATTATCAGGATTTAGATAATTATAAAAACTCTCCTCGGATGAAACGTCTTTATATCTTGCATATATAAATTGATTCTTATTCTGTGTAGATTGATAAGGTGACAGAGATATAGTTTGACCATACTTGCTTGTAGAAGTAACCGATGGGTTAGTCAACAAAATAGGCGTTAAGTCATATTTACGAATTGTGTTATAATCAGTATCATTTCCTACATATGTAGGTCTACCATCACTTTGATTTGTTGCACTGTTATCTAACCATGAATATGTTGCAGGTAAAATAACAGTTCCATTTGCAGCTTCCGCATTTGTATAACCAGGATTCTCTGATTGCTTAGTCATTCTGTTTCTTGAACCAGCAACTCTTGATATTAATCTTAAACCAGTCTGCTCAGCATTTGCAATATTAATAAAGAATGTTTTACTAATGATCGCACCGCGTGGATCATCAAGTGCCTTAACTTCATTAAAATAAAATCCAGCAAATACCTTTGTAGTTGAATTACGATTAAGATTAATTACATTACCTTGATCATCAACTAAGGTAACCGCTAACTCACCTGAAGCATTTCTTAGTATTTCACTGAATTCATCTAGTCGTGCTTGCATTTCTGCAAGTTTACTAAATAAGTCAACTGGCGTTTGGTTCTCTGATAAGAAACCTGAGGCAATCACCTGTGCGCTGTGAGCATAATATTTTTCATTGGCAACAAATGAACTACTTAAATGTTCATCAATACCTTTGGCATTTAGAGTTTCCTGTAGACTAACTTTTGCTATATCCTGTTTGTTTTGTGCAAGAATTGCTTCTACTGCACTATCAGAACTTAAGTCAGCTGGAAATTCAATTCTAACTGGTTCTGACCATTCACTCTCAAGTGGATTTGATGGCCAACCTGCTTCAGATATAGATTTAACTTGTACTTCTAAAATTTCACCTTTTCTAATTGCAATATCAAGTTGGTTAATATTAACCGCATCTGCATTGTCATTATTAATTGGTGCCCATTGGTAAAGTCCAGTAATTGGGTTCTTACCTCTAGGTCTTAAAACACTTTCAATAATTTCATAATTTGAAAATGCGCCTTGGCTCTGTGAACCACCATCAACAAATGTAAATTGATCAACTGGGTTAGCCGCACCATCCTGAGAAAGATAACGATATCTTATCTTAAATTTAACAACAGCTTGTGGTCCAGTTGCAGGAGAAGATTTTTCCTGTGGCATTGGCCAAAAACCACGAGCTCTATATTTAGGTGTAATACTTGCAACTGAATTATCTTTACTCTTTGCATCAATTTCTTTTACTATAGATGCATATAATTCAGCCTGAGAACTTCTTTCAGTTATTAACCCTTGTAATGCATTCTTATCAGCGTCACGCTCAACATTAGTTGCATAATTGGTAGTTTGGATCTTAGTTCTATATTGTGATATTGCAGTATCCAACTCCTTAAGAGTTGAATCCAATGTATTCTTTTGATTATTAAGATCTTGTAATTGAACTACTGCATCTGCATTAGTAACTTGGCCATTAACTAGTTTAACTTTAAAGTCAGCCGATGTAGGTGCAGGAGCATTAGGTATAAGACCTTCTCTACTTGTAGGTATCTTATCTTCAGCAAATGATAATAAGAACTTACCAAAATCAACTGCATATCTTTGATAATAGTCAGCTAGTGTTTGTTGAGTACCATCCTCAGCAATAGTTGTTAAAGCGTTCGTATAAAACCCAGCACCTGGAGACCAATTGACAGCAGGAATCTTTGAATCCGGATCAATCGGTTTAACGAAGGTTACACATCTTTCATTAAAGCCTACCGTAACGTCTACCTGTACATTGTTATTTATGCTTGATCCAATCTTTAAAATATCTGCTCCAATTTGAATTGGGCGAGTTCCTTCAACTAAATCAAGTATAACCGTACTTGTACTAGAGTCTACACTTTTAACTATGTAGCGAGTATCTATTGGATTTGATACCACTTCAACGCTATCACCAACCTTTAACTGTACGGTGTCATTAAAGTCTGCTTCGGAATCAGTATAAAATATCTTGTTAAGTTTATACTGTTTCTTTGGTGAAGTTACTGAAACTCCATTGATTTCCTCTGTAAAATCAACCTCAGTAATTCTAGTAACACTAAATTTACCGGTATATCTTTTTGTTCTAGGTGGCAAATCAACAACCGCTTCATCCAGTACATATGAGATATTTCTTTCTACGATTTCCTGTAAGAATGTAAAATAATCTAAGCCTGATTTACCATTATAATTATTGTCAAAGAATTGGATCTTTGCCTGCGTATTAGTATCTAAAATGTATCTCTGTATGATTGCCTTCTCGGTATCAATTGGTACCTGGTTAGTTAAGTCAAACGAAATGTATAGAAGCGGATTAATGAGCTCTTCAAAGAACCAATTAGGTTTTATCCTAAACTGATTAACTGAGTTAATAGAGGTTAAGTCTGGTGCTTCAGTAGGAAGTTTCGCTAATACTAATTTTCTAAATGTACCGTCGGCTAATCTAACTGAACTTGACCCACCACCAACGTTTGTAATAGTATTAATATTTGATTGTAAACGATCAACGGAGTTTTTAAGAAACCCAAATGATGGAATAGTTACACGAGAATTTGTACCATCTTCATTCTGAATGTTGACGGTAACTGAATCCCTGTTTGAAGTTATTGCTTGATTAACCTTTTCAAAACTTTCAAGTGAGTTATTAAAAAGTCTTAACAGCTCAGGTAAAAGTGTTGATATTGAATTATTTTCGGCCATTTATTTAGATACTTTTATTATTTATTTGATAATGTCATAGACAAAATTTAATATACCTTGCTCGGTACAAATTAATTCAATGATAGGTTTTGTACTTAATTCATCATTAGGTATGATAGCTACAGTTACACCGTATACACCTTGATTAAGTCGATTAATAGAATCGGTAAAGATTCTCATATTGTATGAACCTATTGCTAAATTATTATTAAAAGTCAATCTTATAGTTTGACCTTTCTTCCATTGAATTGCACTATCATCGATGTAAATTAATAAATCGCCAGCCGCGGTGTTAATTGTATTAATTCTTAACATGTTTGTAAATGTCTCTAAAGAAGTAAATGCTTTAGGAGAAGCCACGTTAAGATCAACTGGGTTATTAAAATTGATCTCGTTTCCATTTTCATCAAACGGAATCATAAATGTATACTGTTGAGTAATTACATCAACTCTAACTTGGTTAGGCGTATTACGATTAAGTGCAATACCTGGACCAGCTCTTAATACATCTGTGTTATATTGAAGAGTCGTTGAAATATTTCCATTTGCT